CGATGTGCTTATTTCCTATATCGAGGCGGCCTATACCGATGCCACGCTGATCACGATCACGGTTAGCTAAAGGGAGACCGCGGACATGAGTGGACTGACGAACTACACATCGCAGGGGTTGCTCAATCATATCACCGGCAAGACCGCGATAGCCGCGATGCGGCCCGCTTATGTCGCGTTGTTTAGTGCGGTGGGGCTCGACGATGGGACCGGGTTCACCGAGATCTCCGGCTCGGCTTACGCGCGCGTCACGACCGCGGCCGCTGATTGGGCGACAGCGAGCGGCACCGCTCCCAGCACGGTATCAAACGCCAACCCGTTGGTATTTCCCACGTCGACCGGCTCCTGGGGCACGATCGTGGGGTTTGGTGTTTATGACGCGGCGACAGCGGGTAATCTCATGGCGTGGGATTATTTCGGGTCGTTTGCCTGGTTCCCGGTTGCCGTCAGCGCCGCCTCGCCCGGGGTGATTACCCAGCCGAGGCACGCCTACCTCAATGGCGACACGGTGATGTTTACCACCGAGTATGGCGGCACACCGCCGACCTTTAGCCAGGGCAATTTTACCGGCGTATTGACCGTCGCCAACGCGCTGACCGATACGTTTACGGTCACCCAGACCGGCACCGCGGTAAACACCTCGACCAGCGGCGACGGTATGGTAAGAAAGTTTACCTCGCAAGCGGTCGGCGCCAACGTCCAAGCCACATTTCCGGCAGGCTCGCTGGTTATCTCGCTTGCCTAGATGATCTCGGCGCGAACCGTCCAAAATATCGCTGGACGGATAACAGCGGCTGGATCGGCGCGGGCGCCGCGCCTGAGCCAAGTCCTTTCCGGAAGGATGATGGCGCGGGGCGCGGGGCGCGTTCTGTCGCTGACGTTGGCGTTTTCCGGACGGGTCGGCGGCAAAAGTCAAATCCGCTCCGGGTACTTTGTCACCCGCAGCTTTGCGATCCGCATCACCAGCACGAGCCAGACAAGCTCGAACTATGTCGGCATCCAACGCGTCTCCGGCCGGGTAACCGCAAGCAGCTCGGGGTATGTCCCGCGGCCCAGCCTGGCAGCGGTCTTTTCGGGATCGATCAGCGGCGCGGCGCGAACGCGGCTTTCCTCACCTTATGTCTGGGTCACGGGTCGCGTTGCCGGCGTCACGCAGGCGCGGCTGGACCGATACAACCCCGGATTTTTTGCGCGGATCAGCGCTGCCGCGCAAATCCAAACCCGAACCGCCAACCTGTGGCAGATCGGGCAATTGTCCACGACGATTGCGGGGCGTGGGGTCGCGCGGATCGAACGCGCGAACCTATGGGTCAACCCGCCAAACGTTGCCGGGCGCATCGCGGGCCGGAGCAACGTCCATCTCCGCGTCGCGAACCTTTGGCTCGTGGGGCAGCTGACAACGCGCATCGCCGCGCAAAGTCAGATCCGGGTCGCCATCGCGACCCTCACGATCCCGACCCAAATAAATATCTCGGCGTCGGCCCAATCGATCAGCCTGTCGCAACTCGGCAGACCGTCGCTCAGTCCGCAGCCGCTGAATCTTTCTGGCACGATCAAAGCCGCCAGCGCCGCCCACACGATCGCGACCTATGCGATGGTGTTTGCGGCTCGCATTGTTGCCAACACAACGATACGCGGTGCGACACAGCCACGGGTTAACGTTCTCTTCGGCAGGATCAAAGCCGCGGCGATCGCGACATTGTCGATCGCCGAAATCCAACCTCCGCTACCGCTCTATCCGCCGCCGTTTCTGACGCGTGACGTGATCGAGTACCTCGACCTGATCACCTCAGAGCATAATCAGCAACCCAACTACACGACGACGGTCGGAACCTCATTAGTGCCGGTTGTCGACGACCAGCAGCTGGTCGCCACGCTCCTGGGACTGTTTGATCTCGACTACAGCGTCGGCCAGCAAGAGGATTTCACCGGGCAATGGATCGGCAAGTCGCGCTGGATCGAGCTGCCCGCCATCTATTTTTCGTGGGACGAAGACGGCGCGGGGTGGAACCAAGCCAATTGGAAAGGGCCGATCGATACCCCCGACAAGATCGAGCGGCTCGACGACTACCATTATCGGTTATTGCTTTATGCGACCGTCATCGCCAACCACTGGGACGGTAGCATCCCAAAGGCCTATGAAGCCTGGGACACGCTGTTTTCCTATGCTGGCTTAAAAGTCATCATTCAGGACTACGGCAATATGACGATGCTCTACGGTCTGTTGAGCACCGGCATCTTGGACAACGTGCTGCTTAATTTGTTTTTGACCGGGCAAATGGATCTGCGGCCCGAAGGTATCGAGCTGCGCGCTTATGCGCTGCAACCGGAACCTGGCGAGCCGTTCTTTGCGTGGGACGCCGCCAGCGATTCGGTGCAGGGCTGGAATTCGGGGTATTGGGGCATCATGGTGCCGCCAGGACAAGCGTATATCCCGCACCAGACAACACAATCAGAACCAACCAGGGGAGAAGCAAACCGATGAGTGATGCAGTTCTCCCCGGCGCGGCGAACGGTAAAGATGATGCGGCGACCCCGCGCACGCCAGTCGGCACCGACTTCAAAGCCGTCGCGATCGGGGCCGGAGCAAACCTCGAAGCTTTGCCGGCTTACTTTACCGATCCGTTGCTCGCGACCGGCAACATGCCGGGCATCGCGATATCGGCGTTCAACAACCGCGCGCTGCGCCAGGGAACGTTTGTCGCATCGAGCTTGTGTTTATGGATCAGTGATCAGACCCAGCAATACGTCCCTGATGACGGCGATCAAATTCACTGGATGAGTGAATGGCAAAACGCGCTGGCAGATTTTGTGCTGGCGTTGATTCCGCCCGGCCCCAACCTCGGCGCCTACCTGCCCCTCGCTGGTGGCACAATGGTCGGGAATATCAATTTTCAGACCGGCATCTCGACGATCCTGAGCAACAACACTTGGTATTTCGCACAGGACAGCGGTGGTCAGGCGCGCGGCCTGATCATCAAAAATTCCAACAACGACATGACGATCAACGACGGTTCTTCGACGCATGTCGTCATCGCCGGGCAACCATCAACCAATAATAATTTCGCGTGGAGCGGCAGAGACACGACCGGAATTTACCGCGCGTTGATCGGGGTGCTCAGCGACAACGCTATTCATATCGGTAGCTCAGCAACCTCTGAGCTTTACTTTGACATCACCGGCTCGGTGCATCACGCCAGTAACGTCATCATCGGCAACAACCACTATTTCTACGGCAATGATTCCGGCGGCACCCCGCGCGCGATGCTGGGCATCGCGACCAACAACAGCCTCTCGTTGGGTATTGGCGCAACCTCAGCAACCGATATCTATTCGGGCGGCGGGCAACCGATTTACTTTCATTCCACCGCCAACGCGCTCGGCCAACTAACCGTCAACGGTTATTCGTATCTCAATGGCGGCGCGCGCGCCTATATCCCGGGCGGCAACGATCCGTTTCAGATCTATGCCGATCACGGATTTTACGCGCGCTTGCATTTCTATGCGGCGGGCACCCGCGACTGGTCCTGCGGCGCGCTAAACAGTGGGCCGTTCGCTATCGCCGATGAAAGCGCCGGGGCAATCCGCTGGCAGATCGATCTTGGCGGCAACGTCACGGTGTATAATTCCGAGGTCATCAACAACTACCTGACGATCTATGGCGGGATGAATGTCGCGGGCGGCAACTTCAACTGCGGGACCGCGTACATCAACGGCAATCTGAACGGCAACAACGCCTACCTGCAAGCCGGGTATTTTTATAACACCCTAAGCTGCTGGAATGGGTTCTGGGTCAACAGCGGCAATATCAATGCGGGCGGCGCGACCGTGTACTGCGCCGCTGTTAGCACGGGCGGGACCGTCCAGGGCGGCTGGCTCTACAGTACCGGAGACGGACAGATCAACGGCGCTTTTCACGTTAATAGTACGATCAGTGCCAACAACATCGATTCGGTCAACTATATCCGCGATAACGGTGATCTATCGGTCGGCGGCAACGCCTACATTGGTGGCGGTCAGACAACGGTGCAGGGTCATCTCAGCGTCAATTACGGGTTTTGCCTCGGCGGGAATAACTTTAATTTCGACTATACTGTGTCGATGCCATACGGCAATCATACGCAGTGGGCCGGCGGGTTAGGCGTCTACGCGCAGTTTTTTTCGTCCTATTCGGATGCGACGCTTAAACGGAATGTTGTCCCCGTCGAACGGGATGCGTTGGCGGCGATCAGGCCGCTTCGGTTCTTTTCCTATGATAGCCCGCGTACCATACCCGGGGGCGAGGAGGTCATCGACGCGCGCAGTCACGTCGCGCTCGGCTTCCTGGCGCAACAGGTAGCCGAATCTCTTTCTGACGCGGTGATTGAAACCGATCAGCCGACGATATTTCACGAGGAACACAAGGCGACAGGCGAGGTCGATTGCGGCTTTGAAACCCGCCCCGTGCTGGCGATCGACATGATGACGATGCTGGCCTACTCGCTGCGTGCGATCCAGCAGCTTGCCGAGCGGGTCGAACAATTGGAGGGGAGATAGGTTATGGATCAGGATACGGTGCAGGTGTTTTGCTCTGCGGCAGGTCGGGTCATCGCAGAGCTAGCCGATGGCCAGAAGCCGGATGATGAAGATGTGCAGCGGCTGCGCCAATGGGCTGGTGCGGTGATGAATGTGCTGCCGATGATGGCACCGCCGCCCCTTCCCCAAGCGGCACCGATGCCGCAGCCACCGCAACCGCCGCCATCGCTGCCACCGTCACCGCCGCCAACCCGACAATCCTAAAACGAAAACCTCAATGGGCCGCAACGGGGCCGCCACGAGCGCGGCCCTTTTTCTTGGCTGCCTGCTGTTGTTCCACTCATCCGATGGCAGCTTGATCTGGATCGAGAGCGAGGCGATCAAGGCATTAAGGCCAGCACCCGCCTATCACGACCACGTTGCCAGAGGCACCAAGACAATAATCTACACGTCGACCGGGAAAACGTTTGGCGTAAAGACTGCCTGCCCCAAATAAGGTTCTGCTCGACCCGCTCACGCATCGTCTCGGGCATCTTCCCCTCCTCGAGCAACCGCCGGCATGCGGCGACGCATTGATCGTAGTTCCCAGTCCAATATGCGGTCACCGCCAGCTCGTCGAGTATTCCGTACTCGTAAACCCACGGCTCGATAAACAACCCACTGCTTGGTTGCGCGATCTCACTGGCGCGCTTGGCGAACATATAGCCCTGGTGATGCTGGTTGGTGGCGCGACAATAACGTGCCGCGGCATGCAATGATTCGGCGCGCCATCGCGAGACTTCCCAAGCCCGCAAATAAACACCAATAATATCCGAGCCGGCGTGGCCCAGCTGCTCCTTTAGTTCGGCGGCGCGCCACAGCGAGACAAAGATCTCTTCATTCCAATAACCAAGCTCGGCGCGAATCATGTAGTGGATCAACGCCTGTTCTGAGTCGCCGGCGTCTTTAAGGGATTGCGCCAGATAGAACGTGTATCGCGCACGCATAAACGGGTCGTTTTCGCTGGATGGGGTCTTTAGGGTCTTTTTTAAGAGCGCGGCATCGTGAAGATATTTATCCCGGTCGGTGCTACGCGCGCCATCGACCCCAGCCCTGATATGCCAACCGCGAACCGCTTCGGTGGATAGATTATCCGGCACGACGAGAAACTCATGCAAGACGCCGCGATAATAAAAAGGAATTTGGTTGCGCAACAGCTGCGGCCGCTCATAGCAGATCGGCCCGAGCCGCAGCGGCACATTGTACAGATCCGCGGTTAAGGTTTGTTTAAAACCTATGGCATCAAAGCCTGGCTCGCACACGACAACATCGTCCGCGTCGAGCATCAGCGCATAGTTTATGTCCGTCTTCTGGCGTAGTCGCTGCAGAGCCTGCGTGCGGTTATGCGCGAAGTCTTGCCAAGGAACATCCGACACCGCGCCAGCGATGTGATGTTCGTCGAGCCAGCGCAGGATTATGTCTTGCGTGCCGTCGCTCGAGCCGGTGTCATCGATGACCGCGTAATCGATCCCGAGCGGCAAAATGTTGTCGAGGCAGCGCGTTATAACGCGCGCCTCGTTCTTGACGATCATACATAGGCCGATGCTCGGCATCGCGCTTCACTTTGGGTTCTCGCAGGCATCTGGGCTCGCGCGGGTGCCTGGGTTCTCGCGTCCAATGGGGCTCGCGCTGATCGTCGGGCTCTCGCCTCGCGTAGGGCTCGCGCAAGGGGCTGGGTTCTCGCGTCCGTGTGGGCTCGCGCATGAAGCTGGGTTCGCGCATCAACCAGGGCTCGCGCCGTTGGCAGGGTTCTCGCTATTGAAAGGGCTCGCGCGCACGAGCGGGTTCTCGCAGTTGGCAGGGCTCGCGCCGTTCGTAGGGTTCTCGCGCCCGTAAAGGCTCGCGCTAGGTCAAGGGTTCTCGCATGGTACTGGGCTCGTGCTGCAGGATGGGTTCGCGCCTTTCGCTGGGCTCGCGCCTTCCTTCGGGTTCTCGCGCTGGCAGGGGGCTCGCGCCGGATATTGGGTTCTCGCACGTCAATGGGCTCGCGCTTTAAACGGGGTTCTCGCGCCGGCAAGGGCTCGCGCTGGACGATGGGTTCTCGCGTAGTATTGGGCTCGCGCTTGCTGAGGGGTTCTCGCGCCTGGCTGGGCTCGCGTAGCTGGCAGGGTTCTCGCTAAGCATGGGGCTCGCGCCCAGGGTGGGGTTCTCGCGAAGGCAGGGGCTCGCGCGAAAGACCGGGTTCTCGCACGTCGATGGGCTCGCGCTCGTCGAAGGGTTCGCGCCAGATATTGGGCTCGCGCGTCTTGCGGGGTTCTCGCGGGTGCCTGGGCTCGCGCGGTGTTTAGGGTTCTCGCGCGTTTAGGGGCTCGCGCAGCTCGTAGGGTTTCTCGCTACCAACAGGGCACGCGCTTATTTTTGGGTTCTCGCGTCAACCAGGGCTCGTGACGCGCCCACGGTAAACAATTCACGAATTTATGCAAGAGGAGCGACGCCGATGGTCATCGAGATCCTGCTCGTCGTCGATTTATTTTTATGGTTTCTCGCGCTCCTGCCGGTGCCACAAGTCGCGCAATTCGGCTGGGCGAGCAGCTGGTTTGCCTGGATCGCGGCGTTGCT